TAGAGTCAGCCATTTTGACGAATTGGCGAGGGGGGGTAAAATCAATCGAAAATCGACCATTCATTGAGAGGATCAATCGTTATGGCAGGCAGAAAACCAATCCCTGACGCGCTGAAAGTGATCAGATCGCCGACACCGCGAAAAGATCGCATGAATCCCGATAAGCCGGAATACTCCGATTTGCTGCAAGTGCCTCAGCACTTCGACAAAGAGCGAAAAGACGCATGGTTCGAGATTGTCCCGCAGCTGATCGAGGTCGGCGTGGCTCAGACTGTTGACGTTCAGGCGCTCGAAATGCTGGTCGAAAAGTGGGTCGAATGGCGCGGGGCGCAAGACAAGCTGAACAGTACGGGGCTGGTGACGAAAGCGCCGAGCGGGTATCCGATGATGAACCCGTATTACACGATCACGATCCAGTTGGGAAAAGAGATCAGATCGTTGCTGTCTGAATTCGGGATGACTCCCGCAAGCAGGCAGAAGATCCGCGCAGAGAAAGACTCTGGCGGCAGCGAGTTCGACAATATCTGATGAACGCATATCCTCACTGCGCGACAGCGTGGGAATACGCAAACGATGTACTCGATGGGACTATTCCGGCCTGTCGATATATCCAGTTGATGTGTGAGAGGTTCTTTCGTGACGTCGAACGTGATGACTTGGTGTTTAACTACGAGGAAGCGGAGCGCGTTTGCAACTTCTTTGAGCATCTGCCGCACGTAAAAGGCAAATGGGCGCAGTCGAAAGAAAAGCTGAAATTGGAGCCGTGGCAGGTTTTCGGCTTTGTGAATATCTTTGGTTTCTATCGAAAAGCGACAGGAAAGCGACGATTTAACGAGGTTTTTAAGTTTATCCCACGGAAAAACGGGAAAAGCATCGACGCCGCGGCAGTCGGGCTTTACATGGCATTCAGGGATAACGAATTCGGCGCAGAAGTCTATTGCGGGGCAACGTCAGAGCGTCAAGCTAACGAGGTTTTCTCGCCAGCGACAAGAATGCTCAAAGGCAATAAATCTTTGATGAAATTCCTCGGCGTCGAGATTCAAAGCAAGTCTATTTTCCGATCCGAAGATAACAGTTTCTTTCAAAAGGTGATCGGTGATCCGCCAGACGGAACCAGCCCACACTGCGGCATCGTGGACGAGCATCACGAAGCGAAGCACGACAGAGTTCTAAAAACATTTCAGACAGGGATGGGCGCGAGGGAAAACCCCTTGCTCTACGTGATCACAACCGCAGGAGATAACCTGTCTGGCCCCTGTTTTGAGAAGTACGAGGAAGCTATACAAGTGCTTGAAGGCATCTTGACTGACGAACACGCCGACTCGCTTTTCGTGATGATCTACACGATTGACGCTGACGCAAGTGATGATTACTGGAAAACAGAGGAAGCGTTGCGGGTCGCCAATCCAAACTATGACGTTTCGGTTTCCGGCGATTGGCTGAAGAAACAGCAAGAGCAAGCGATCAGGTCAATCAAGGATCAGGGTTACTTTAAAACAAAGCACCTGAACCTTTGGGTGAACCAGACTGAACCCTTTATCAATTACGAAGATTGGAAACGCTGCGCTGATCCTACGCTGAAGATTGAGGATTATGCGATGCACCCTTGCGTTATGGGGATCGACCTGTCGAGCCGCATTGACTTCACGGCAACGTGTAAAGTGTTTTACGAAGATGATGCAGACGGACGAAGGCATTATTACCTGTTCCCTGAATTTTGGCTTCCTGAGTCACAGAGATCAGAATACGAAAGCTGGCGTGATTACATTAATTTCACTGAGGGCAATGAGATCGACACGATTCATCTAAAGAAGCGGATCAGAGATGATTTGCAAAACTACATGGTTGAGGAAATAACTTTCGACCCTTGGAAGTCAGCAGGCATTGAGCAAGAGTTAGACAATTATGGGGCTGAAATAACCAGATTCCCGCAAACAATCGGGCAGTTTACTATGCCGATGAATGAATTTGAGGCAGCTATTGTTGCAGGGAGGGTACATCATGCGGATAATCCGGTATTGAACTGGATGCTATCCAACCTGCAAGCGAAGCGCGATACCAACGGCAACGTCAAGCCGCGAAAAGAAGATAAGAAGAAAAAAATAGACGGTATCGTGGCAGCAATCATGGGAATTGGGCGCTGTATGCAGACAGAGGACGAAGATTATTCCGCCGAGCTTATTATTATATAGGTGTTAAATGGCAGCCCGAACGCTTACCTGTAATTTCCGAACATTAGTAAATGCCTCAGTTGGCGAAGGGCTGACAGTAACGCTTTATTCAGAGCAGTTTGATAACACCGGATCAGCGGTGATTGTCATCAGCGCAGACACTACAACTACCGATGCAAACGGCGACTGCTCTTTTTCTAATGTCATTCCGAATACTGATGGCGGTCAGGCGAACCGCTATCGCGTAACGCTCCGCGACTCCGACGGAGTTGAGATATTCAATTCCGACTTCCAGATGCCGGATGCTAACTCAAATCTGCATGACTTGATTGACGCCGCCGCCGCTGCCAGTTCGCGTACTCCATACCTCGACGCTAACAACCTCTGGACTGGCAACAACACTTTCGGCACCACATCGAGCACAACCACAACGGTTTTCAATGGTTCGATCACGCTGGACAGCGTAAACATTACAGACATTATTGACGATGACTCGATGGCTACCGCGACAGCCACCAGCCTATCGACCAGCGAGAGCATCAAGGCTTATGCCGACAGCCTGATTGCAGGGAACAACGAACTCTCTGAAATCCTAGCCAACGGCAACAATACTGGCGCAAACAATATTATCGTTGCCGCTGGTCAGCAGATTACAACTAACGAGATCAATGAAACTACTGCTGATGCTGGCGTAACTGTTGATGGCGTGGAATTGAAAGATGGCTTGGTCGATGGCAGAGATGTTGCAGTCGATGGTGTAAAGCTTGATGGCGTAGAGGCTGGAGCGACTGGTGATCAAAGCGCCAGCGAAATCAAAACCTTATACGAGTCAAACGCTGATACCAACGCTTTCACTGATGCAGAGAAAGCCAAACTGACAGGCATCGAGGCAGGTGCTACCGGCGACCAAACTGGCGCAGAGATCAAAGCTCTTTACGAATCCGAAGCAAACACTAACGCATTTACGGATACCGAGAAAAGCAAGCTATCTGGAATCGAGTCAGGCGCGACCGGTGACCAAACCGCCAGCGAGATCAAGACTGCCTACGAATTAAATGCCGACACGAATGCATTTACGGATTCAGAAAAAACGAAATTGTCAGGTATCGAATCGGGAGCCACAGCCGACCAAAGCGCAAGCGAAATTCGTGCGCTGGTTGAATCTGCTACTGATAGCAATGTGTTTACGGACGCCGACCACAGCAAACTTGATGGCATCGAAGCTGGCGCTGACGTAACCGATGCAACTAATGTCGATGCGGCTGGCGCAGTAATGAACACTGATGCGTCTACAGCCGGAATGTCGTTTGTTATCAACGATGACACTATGGCAAGTGCGTCAGACACGACTGTTCCCACAAGCGATTCAGTCAAACAATTCGTGCTCAATGAAATCACCTCGCAAGTTAGGTATCGTGGTGGGTATAACGCGGCAACCAATACTCCTGATCTTGATACATCTCCTTCAGGAATTATTGTCGGCGATATGTACACAGTGACTGTCGCGGGTACGTTTTTTACGGCAAATGTTGAAATCGGTGATGTGTTAATTGCCGAACAAGATTCTCCGACGCTCGAATCACACTGGACTATTGTCAACGTTAACCTTGACGCGGCCAGCATCAAGGCATCGTATGAGTCAAACGCTGACACCAACGCATTTACCGATGCCGAGAAAACCAAATTGTCTGGTATCGAGTCTGGCGCAACGGCAGATCAAACAGGGGCTGAAATCAAGTCTCTTTACGAATCGGAGGCCGACACCAACGCATTTACTGACGCAGAGAAAACTAAGTTGTCGGGTATTGCTGCTGGCGCAGAGGTCAATGATCCGACAACTCTTTTAGACGCGGACATAGGCGTCAACGTGCAGGGCTACTCTGCTGTTCTTGCTGGCACGACTGCATCTTATACGACTGCGGAAGAAAGCAAGTTGGCTGGGATTGAAGCAGGCGCTACGGCAGATCAGACTGCTAGTGAGATCCGTGCTCTGGTTGAATCTGCAACAGACTCGAATGTCTTTACCGATGCGGATCACTCAAAGCTGAACGGCATTGCCTCCGGTGCTCAGGTCAACGACCCGACGACACTGTTGGATGCTGACATTGGTGTGAATGTTCAGGCCTACTCAGCGGTACTGGCTGGCACAACGGCCAGCTACACCACAGCAGAACAGTCGAAACTGTCCGGTATCGAGGCGGGTGCTACTGCTGATCAATCTAATGCTGAGATTGAGGCGGCCTATAACGCACAGGTTGGCGTGGTTTCCCAAGCCAATGCTGAAGCGGGCACGTCCACTACGGTGTACCGCTGGACGCCACAGCGCGTCGCTCAGGCTATCGCAGCCAATGCGTCGTCTGGTTTTGCAAAAGCTGAACTCAAATTCTTTGGACGGAGGTAGCAATGGCTACATTTTACGCAAGCGATGCCGGTACGCTGGTCGCTAATACGCCGAAAAACGTCGGCCAGTCTGCGACTACTGCAGGCAGCTACACAGCGAAGATTGTCAACAAGGGGGGTGTAACGGCGACGGTATACCTCTCGACAAGCGCGACAGCCAACACACATGATGTAGACCGGTATGAGGTCTACGACTTCCAGTTGGTAGCCGGTGGTGCGCCGCTGGTAATCGACTTTGATTTGGATGCGAACGAGTATCTGGTAATTACATCAAATGTGGTCGGCGTTTCGGCAAAGATGTCCGGCTACAAGAACGATTAAGTAAGGAGTAAACCATGGCTGATAATTTTCCAGCTCAGACTTCGGCAGGTTTAAAGGAGTCCCTGATCACAGCATCGGGGACTACTCCTTCTCTTGACTGTAGTCTCGGTAATAATTTCAAAATATCAACAACAGGCAATACCACTTTCACCTTCTCTAATCCTGCGGCATCCGGGGAGGTGACTGCTATCACATTAGTCGTTACACAGGGAGGATCATACAGCCTTACTTGGCCTGCCTCGGTTGATTGGCCGGCAGGCAGCGCTCCGAGCGCACCCGCTTCTGGTGCCGTCAATAGTTATGTCTTTATGACCAATGATGGTGGCACTACTTGGTATGGATTCTTGGCAGGAGAGGACTTGTCGTGAGTCTAGCTTCCAGAAAGTTAATTCAGGCGGCGGCTAATGCTGGCGCCCCTAGTGACGACTACTGGAACAGCGTCCAGCTCCTCCTGAATGGCGACAAGGGCGCTGACGGGGACAACAACACGACGTTCACTGGAGCCACGATCACGGGTTCACCTGATGCTGCTAACGTCAACCCTTACGGCGCTCACTACTTTGATTTTACGGGCGGAGAACTCGATGTCTTAGAGACAGGAACGGAATTCACTTTTGGTACTGGCGACTTTACGGTAGAGCTCTGGGTCAATTTTGATGCCCTGAGTGGCCTTGCGGTTATTCTGGACTGGAGGAGCGCGGCGGGCGGTTCTGCTGGCCGCGGGTCGCTCTACACAAATGGCACGAGCCTTATCTGGTTCAATGGAACGGGAACCGTAGTAAGCACGACCGTGGCGACAGGCCAATGGTATCATGTGGCCGTGTCCAGATCAGGGTCCACGACCAAGCTATTTTTGGATGGAGTGGAGTCCGGCAGCGCCACCGACAGCACAAACTACATTGCTCCGGCAGACAACCTGCACATTGGAGGGCTTAACGGGACCTACAATATAAATGCAAAGATGTCTAACTTGCGCATAGTCAAGGGTACGGCTTTGTACACTGCGGCATTCACACCCCCAACCAAGACCCTGACCGACGTAACCGGAACCTCTCTGCTGACCTTTGTCAACGGGGCTATTGTCGATTACTCGTCAGAGGCTCACGATATCACGACTGCAGCCGGGGCTGTTAGGGCGTATCCGGGCGGGCCACTGAATAAGCCGTACGATGAGAATGCAGGGTCTATCGTCTACCCCAACGACACTAGCGGCAGCGCAAACTATGTAGACTACTCGGGCGCCCAAACGGGAATGGGTACAACCTTCACGATTGAGTTTTGGTATTATCCTTATACTGTAAACACCACTTATGCGGACGGCTCGATTGCGTGTCTACTTGATGCCGAGGCCAGCGCAGGGTCTAGCACAGCGGATTACTGGTCCGTCTTTCAATCATCTGACGACCTTCGATTTTACAGCGGCGGCGGTGGCGGCGTTACAGTTGAAGGCTCGTGGCTCAATGTGCTTAAGGACCTCTCGTGGCACCACATAATGATAACGGGAGATGGCACTAATGTCGAGCTATTTGTTAATGGTGTGTCGCAGGGGACCAGTGCGTTTACCTACGGTACTGGTACGGGAACGCGAAAGCTCCGGGTGGGGAGAGAGGACAGCGCTTTCTCTCGGTACGTGAGAGGACTCATCTCAGACGTTCGCCTCAGCGACACGGTCCGAGAGACTGCTGACTTCACGCCTCCTACTGCGCCACTCACGAGTGATGCCAACACCACAGAGCTGCTGCAGTTCAACGAGGCAGCTTGTGGCGACTTGACCGGAAGGGCTATCGTGACCGAGGCGGGCGATGCCCAGATGGACACAGGCATCTTCAAGTACGGCGCGGGGTCTCTGCTGTTTGACGGAACTGGTGATTATCTCGCCTACGATGACTCGTCCTTGACGGTTGGCGATGGAGACTTTACGGCTGAGGGATGGGTTTATTGGTCATCAATCGCGGCAAACGATAGTGTCATTTTCGATGCTAGAGATGTAAACCTATCTTCAACCGGATGGGTTTTAAACATACGCAGCACTAATAAGGTGATCCGCTTCTTTACAGGCTCGGTAGGCTACGATGGAGTCACGGCTACAACCGTCAACACATGGCATCATGTTGCTGTGACGCGAGAAGGTACGACCCTCCGCATCTTCCTCGACGGTAACCTCGATGCCACGCACACAGTGACCAACAACTTTACTGACGGGCAGGTCAAAATTGGACAAGGCGTATACTCCAGCAGCGACTGGAACGGCCATATGGACGATTTACGCATCACCAAGGACGTGGCTAGGTACACAGCCAACTTTACACCACCAACAAGAGCAGCGGAGACGCAACAGACATGAAATTAGCTAAAGTAACAGACGGCGTTGTTGAAATTGTTGACAGCGCATCCGAGTGGCCCAATGTGTCATTCCCGAAGAAAGGCCCTAACGCTGAATGGATGGGGCAGAGCGGTGTTGTGCCGTTTGCAAAGCGCCCGAGCTACGACCGATCGACACACAAGTGCGTAAGCGCAACCCCGTTCCTGGAGGATGGCAAGTGCCAGAGATGGCAGGCTGTCGCCAAGACTGCCGAGGAGATTGCTGCGGAGCAAGAGGTCGAGCAGAAGCGCACCGACAAGAGTCTAAAGGACTTTCTGGAGGCTCAGGTTGATCCCCTCACGCAGGAATACTCTCCCTCAGAGATCGCTTCATGGCCGATCCAACTCAGTGAGGCTCGTGCTTATCTTGATGACCCCGCCGCCTACACGCCATTCATGGACGCCGTGTGCGTCGAGTCTGGTGAAGACAAGGTGGACTATGCCAACAGTATCATTGCCAAGGCGGAGACTTATTCCGCTATGGTTGGTAAGGCCTTGGGTAAGAAAAGGAAGGCATTAAACCTTGACCATACCAGATGATTTCCTTGTGTACTTGATGGGCATTGTTGCAAGTGTGCTTGGCATTTTAGAGTTCTACCGCAGGAAAGTCATTGCTGAGGCTAATGAGGCTCATTCCCATGAGCAGATCGAGACTCGACTAGGCGATGTGTTAATAGACGTTCAAAAAATAAGCCGCCGCTTGAATGAGATTGCAAAGCGGCCAAACTACACAAACGCACATCTTGAAATAGATATCAAAGAAATAAAGCAGCGGCTTCTTGAGACATCGCCTACGCTCGTTGCAGAGGAGCTGAAAGAAATCAAAGAGGAGATACATAAAATGCAGCAGACTGTGGACTTGCTTGAACGACAAATAGCATTCAAGACGAAAATTTAGCAAGATGACTTTGAGTATTGAGCAATCAAATAATCGTCAAATGAAATCGGCGCTGCTGGCCTCTATTGAATTGATCGGCATCGGCCTGATGGGGTACGGCGCATGGCTTTGTTATGAGCCTGCTGGTTACGTGCTAGTGGGTTTTCTTTTATGGTTCGAGGTGAATCAAAATGTTTTCACAGTTAATCGAGAAGCGAGAACTATCGACGATAGGTGACGCATCGGCGTTCGCTCGCTGGCTGATCGACAACACAGGCGGCGATACTTCCTCTGGGGTCAATGTCTCAGAAGGGACAGCGTTACAGCTAACCTATGTTTACGCTTGCATCAATGTTTTAAGTCAAACATTGGCGCATGTTCCTTTGGAGCTTTTGAAGGAAGAATCAAAAGGGCCGAAGCGAGCGACAAACCATTATTTGTGGGGAGTCATCAGCAATCCGTTTTCAGAGTGCAGCGATTATCTTTGGAAAGAAACGCTAGAGTCACATAGGAATGGATGGGGAAACGGTTTCGCTTTGATTCGCCGCGATGGTGCAATGGTTCAAGATTTGCCGTTGCTTTATCCAGACAGGACGCAAGCTCACAGACTGCTGAATGACAGTTCGATTGTTTACATCACAGAAAGGGAAGGCAAGAAACTTCAAATACCTGCTGCTGACGTTCTTCATTTTTCCGGCATGGGATTCGATGGGCTGACAGGTTATTCGCCAATTCATCAAGCGCGTGAAGCAATTGGCTTAGGCTTGTCCATTCACAAGTATGGCGGGTCATTCTTTGGCAAGGGCGGAACACCGAAGGGCGTGATTGAGTCAGAGGTTCCAGCTAATTCGCTTGGTCAGTTTGCTGACGAGTTCAGAAAGAACTATGGCAGTCTGGATCAGGCTAATGGAACACCCGTACTGCCGAAGGGTTTGAGTTATAAGCCGCTGTCGGTAAACCCTGACGATGCGCAAACGCTGGAAACTCTTAAGTTCAACCGAACAGAAATTGCGGGGCTGTACCGAGTACCACCGCAGTTCATCATGGATTTGGAACGCTCCACGTTTACGAATGCCTCAGAAATGGATTTGCACTTCGTGAAGCACACCATGATTCCGATTTACAGTCGATGGGAAGCCGAGTTGAATCGCAAGCTGTTGACCGAATCGGAGCGCAGGCGAGGCTATCACTTCAAATTTAACGTCAACGGTTTGCTTCGCGGTGCTACGAAGGAACGATTTGAGGCGTACCACGTAGCGCTGCAAGATGGCTGGATCAGTCGCAACGAAGTGCGAGTAAAAGAGGATATGCCGACTGAGGCAGGGCTGGACGAGTTTCTGGTGCCTAACAATATGGTTAGGCCTAATGACGAGACTGCAAGCGAGCCGCAAGATGATGATACTGGCGAGCAGCTAACTGATGAGCAAGCGCGATTCTTACCGCTTGTTGAAATGATTTCGCAGCGTATCGCAAGCAAAGAGCGTCGATGCCTTGAGCGCTATTCGATAAGCCCGAGTAAGCTGGCTGATCTGTACGTAACTGAACTGCCGGAATTTATTGCGACTACTGTCGAGCCGCTGTCAAGAGTAATGGTGGACAACCACGAAACATTTATGGACAATTTCTCAAAACAGTACATCAAGCGCCAGATGACTAAACCCGCAACGGCAGAATCGGTCACTGAAAGCGATGTGCAAAAAACCTTTTTCGAGGTGTTGAATGGACATTGAAAGACGATTCCTTGCCCAACCTGTCGAGATCAGAGCCGAGACTGATAACGAAGGTGAAAAGATTGTTGGTTATGGCGCTGTGTTTGAAAGCCGCAGCGAGAATTTAGGCGGGTTCACTGAGATCATTGAAAAAGGCGCGTTCGATAACGTGCTCGATCAAGACGTTAGAGGGCTTTTTAATCACGACCCGAATTATGTGCTCGGCAGACAATCGGCAGGAACGCTTAAACTGTCAGTTGATGAGCGCGGTTTGAAATACGAGATTGACCCGCCAGCAACAGACACAATTCGCGATCTGGTCATGGAGCCAATGAAACGCGGTGATATTTCAGGCAGTTCATTTGGTTTCATCGTTGACGATGATGAATGGACAGAGGGCGACGATGGCGCTGTGACGCGCACGATCAAATCGGTTCGCTCTTTGATGGACGTTGGGCCTGTGACTTTTCCTGCATACCCTGAAACGGGGGCCGCTATGAGATCATTAAACGAATTCAGACAAGCGATCAAAGAGGGTCGAACCCTTGACGCTGATCAGCTTGTTGCGCGCATCGAGGACTTAGAGCTTGAGGTGCGCCGCCTTCAAGAGTCGAACGCCACTTATCGGCGTTTGCTCAACATTGAAACTGCATCGGCAGACAACGACTAAACCATCACAGGGAGCATCCGACTATGGATTTGAATCAGAAACTCTCGGCCTATCGGGACGAGGAAATGGAAAAACGGTCACGCGCTGCCGATCTCGCAGATGAGCAAGCAAAGCGCGAACTGAACAGCGACGAGATTGCAGAGCTTGACGAGATTCACGGTCGAATCAAGACACTGCAAGAGCAACAGCGTTCGATTCAGTCTCAGCTTGAAATTGGCCCGTACTCGAAAGACGTCAACGAGCCGATTGGCATGAATGACAAAGAAATCCGCGAGTTCTCGCTGCTCAAGCTGCTCAAGGCACAATCGCGTGACGCTTCACAGGCTGATCGTGACGCTGCGACGCTGGAGCTTGAAGCATCACGCGCAGTCGAGCAGAAAATCGGTCAGGCAGCAACAGGCTGCTATATCCCGACAGAAATTACGGGTGATTATCGCTCAGTTAATGACCCGGTCGAAAAGCGCGATCTGTCAGCTGACGTTTTCAGTCAGGCAGGCGCGCTGGTTGGTGTTGACTTTAGACCGCAACAGCTGATCCCTCTGCTGCGTAACGCAATGGCGCTTTCCACCGCTGGCGTGACGATGCTCGATGGCCTCGTCGGCGATGTTGCGATTCCTCGTCAGACGGGTGCTGGTTCAACGACTTGGGTCAACACTGATGGCGGCGCAGTCAGCGAAACGAATCAAACGGTCGGTCAGGTAACGCTGACTCCGCGAACGCTTGGCGCATTCACTGACTACACTCGCCAGCTAAGGCTGCAAAGCTCGGTTTCTGTCGAGAACTTCATCCGTCAGGACTTGATGACAATCGTTGCTCTTGAGAAAGATCGCGCTGCGCTTCACGGTTCTGGCACAGCGGGTCAGCCTGTTGGTATCGCGAACACCACTGGCGTCGGTACTGAGACTTTCTCAACGACTGGAGGCCCGACTCGCCCTGAAGTGATCGCCATGCGATCTGATCTGGCGACTGCAAACGCTCTTGCTGGCAATCTGAACTTCATCACGAACAGCACCGTTTACGGCAACCTGCTCTCTGAGCTTGTCGATGCTGGCTCTGGTCAGTTCCTGCTGAACGAGAACACCAGCACCATGATCGGTCGCAACGTGATCGAATCGAATCAGGTCGCAGCCAATACAATTTTCTTTGGAAATTGGGCTGATCTGCTCATGGGTTCTTGGGGCGGCATGGATATCCTTATCGACCCCTATACCGCGAGCACAACTGGCACAGTTCGAGTGGTGATTTTCCATACTTGCGACGTAGCTGTGCGCAGACCCGCATCATTCACTGTTGGCTCGTAAGCGCTGACTCAACTGAGAGGAACATTAAATGTTCGAGAAAAAAGATTTTGGTAATGACAGCATCGTTATAGGCCTGATCTCGCAAACGCTTACTGCTGATGGCACTGGCGCGGCGATTGACGCAAAGGACTTTGACGCGACTGCTGTTCTGTTCAACATCGGCAATTCCGGTGACACGCTTTCCGGCTCGGTTTATATCGAGTGCGAAATTCAAGTGTCTGATGACAACAGCACTTGGACAGCAGCAGCTGATGCAGAAGTGTATAACCCTGTAACTGGCACCAACACTGGTACGGTTGCAGTGATTAACGCACCTGCTGAGGACTCGCTGCTTGTCACTGGCATTTACCGTGGTCGTGATCGCTATGTGCGGGGCGTGATTAACCTCACTGGCACCCATTCGAATGGGACGCCTTGCGGCATTACTTACGTCAAGACTCGCGACAAGTACAGCTAAACGGCTGTTGCTTTTCCACGTTGGGCGGCTTCCATTACCTCTGGTGGTTGCCGCCCTTTTTATTTGAGAGATTGAAACATGGCAAAACGAGTCAAGTTCAACATTCCTTGCTTAGTCGCTGGCGCGAAGTACGCAGCAGGTGATGAAGAAACGATCAACGACAACGATTACTCAGAGCTTTCAATGATGAGTCGGTTGGGCGTTCCTTACGTCGAACTGGTTGAGGATCACAAGAAAGAAACCGTGATCGAGCAGGCAGAGAAAGCGCCGAAGCCAAAGCGCAAAGCGAAAGCGAAGGCAAAAGCGAAACGGGAAACGGCCACTAAAGAATGAGCATTGTTCGTCAAATCAGCCGCGGGGATACGTTCAACCATCAGGTCAATCTGGTGACTGGCCCCACGTTTGAGCCTGTGACAACTCAGGAGGCTAAAGACCATCTGCGCGTTACGCATGACGATGATGACATTGAAATTGCAACCATGATCACCGCTGCTCGACTTCGGATAGAGGCGCTGTCGGGCATGAGGCTGGCGAGCCAGACTGTTGACGTCATCGCTGATAATTGGGAAGCGCTTGCAGACCCCAATCGCCGTGAAGTGCTGCGGCTTGGCATTGCGCCTGTGACGTCGATTACTTCGGTGAAGTATTACGATGGTGACGATAACGATACGACCTACAGCGCATCGAATTACTGGACTGACACCAACTCGGTGCCTGCTCGCATTCAGTGCAAGACAAGCTGGCCGACAAGTGTCAACGAGCGCATTGGTAATATCAGGATTCGCTGCGTCGTGGGCTACTCAAGCCGCAATGCGGTGCCTGCGATATTCAAGCAAGCGATCAAGCTGCTTGTCGGTCACTATTACGAGAATCGGGAGCAGGTCACTGATCTGCGTCTGATCGAAATACCGGATGGCATTTACCATCTGGTGCAAAGCCACCCTGAGTTTCATCATTATGCCACTGGTGCGCTTTAACATTATTACGAACTTCCGTGGAGTCGAGTATCGCCCCGGCGACGAGGCTGAACTGACTGAAGCGGAAATAAAAACATTTGATGGCACTGGCTCGTCCGGTATGCCTCACATCATAAGGGTGAAAGATGGCGCGACGAATGCTCAAAGCGGGGACGTTACGGCATCCGATCACGATTCAGAGTAACACGATTGGCCGTGATGCTTACGGCGGTCTGACTGAATCATGGGCGACCCATTTCACCACTCGCGCCAGCGTCAACTCAATCGGCGCCACTGAGCGTCAAAGCGGTGACAGGATCACTGCTGACCACGTTTACGAGTTCATCTTTAGAGTTCACCCTTCCAAGTCTGTCACGCCTCAGAATCGCATAAGTTACGACTCGCGCACGTTCGACATTGAGACTGTCGAGAATTTCGAGGAAAAGGATCACATCATTCGACTGACCGCTGTCGAGAGGAATCTGTAATGGCTGAGATAACAGGGTTCGATAGAACGTATTTTAGCCATAAAGGCGCTGGCGGCATGGGATTCGATCTTGACGCCACGGACTTCGTGAAAGCGCTCGGGCATTTGTCGTATGACTTAGAGCACCAGCTAGGCAGCAAGGCTGTCAGAGCAGGCGCGAATATGTACGCAAAGCAGATGCGCAAAGCAGTTCCAATGGACACTGAGGACGAAGGCGGCAGAAAGCGACGCGAGACACGCATGAAATGGAAAAAGGCGGGGAAAGGTCAGTGGTTTGACTCAAAAGTTGAGGACAAAGATACCCGCGACGTTCATCTGCGGCGTTCTATTCGTGTCAGACAGGAAAAGGGAGCCAAGAAACGCGGCATCTTGAATTTCAGAGTCGGCATCATTGGTTGGGCGCGAGCTTACGCGCACGTTTTTGAGTTTGGTTCGAGCAAGGGCCATCGAGCCAATAGGATTTTCACTCGCACACTTGAAGCAAACTGGAGTCAATACGTCGAGGAAATGACGAAGGTGATGCGCGAGGGGTTAAAGCAACATGGCAGAAGTTGAGTCAGCTGTAAAATCGTTGCTTGAGACTGTCACCAGCAACCTTTCAAGCAGCAGCGCGATTTATGCGGTTCTTGGGCCGCAGAACGCTGTAAAGCCTTACGTTGTTTTCGATGTGGTTGGCGATGACGTCACGAACGTCATGGGAACAGAAACAAAGCCGACACGCGCAACCGTTGAAGTGATGATGTATGCGTCCACCTTTCTTGAGATCGTCAACATCACGAACGATATACGTGGAGCTTTCAACCGTTATAGCGGTACAATCAACAGCGTTGTGATTCAGGATATTTTTTACGATGGTCGGGATGACTACTACGACGAACCCGACAGAACTTACGAAAGGTCACTGACCTTTACCATTTGGTACGAGGAATAAAGCATGGCAACGTCAGTCATAACAGACCGTGACTTATGGGTTGGCTCGCTTAATCTGAGCAACATCGCGCACACTGCCGTTTTAGATTACGGCGCTGAGGCTGTGGACAATACAACGCTGGCCGATACGACGCGCAGCAATGCGGGTGGTTTGAAAACGGTCGGATTTTCGATTGACGCCTATTCTGACTTCACCACTTATGATGGTGTGCTGTTCTCAAGTGTCGGTGGCTCGACGCCCATCACGTTCGACGTTCGCGAAAACAACAACTGTTTCATTTTCAACGCGACGCACTTGGTTCATAACCCGCTGACTGGCGCAGTTGGCGATATGGCAGGCATGAACATTTCTGGCGCGACTGCTGGCGTCATGGCTGATGGTGTTGTCATGTATGACGATTCAACAGCATCGTCAGGGAATACGTCAGGCTCGCAGGTTGGATCAGTGAGCGCGACTCGCGCTATGTTTGCAAATCTACACGTTACCGCAGCGGCGGGAACCTCACTTGACGTTGTTGTTCAATCTGATGACAACGCAGGATTTACCAGCCCGACTAACCGAATCACGTTCACGCAGGCGACAGGCGTTACTAGCGAGCACTTGTCGGTAGCGGGCGCAATCACTGACGATTACTGGCGCATCAGTTACACCATCGTCGGAGGTTCGTTCACTTTTGCCGTTGCGATTGGCGCAGCGGATATTTAAGGGAGGTCATTTCACATGGCAACTTTTGTTCTTACGGATGCAAGCGTCACGATCAACAGCGTTGACCTTTCTGATCATGTTCGCAGCGTCACAATGTCCTATGAAGCTGAGTCGGTGGATGACACCAACATGGCTGACACAACGCGAATCAATACTGGCGGCCTGCTGAATTACTCGGTGGAGGTTGAGTTTTCGCAAGACTTTGCAGCTAACGAAGTTGATGCGACGCTGTTCAGCTTGGTTGGTTCAACGACCACGGTGATCATTAAGCCGACTTCGAGCGCTGTCAGTTCAACCAATCCGTCATTTAGTGGCACGATGCTGTTGACAAGTTACACGCCTGTTACTGGTACTGTCGGCGATCTGGCGACTGCCACGGCATCGTTTGTACCTGCTGGCGCACTGACGAGGGCCACGAGCTAATAAGATGGACGAATTTACCGCCGAGGATTTGGAAACTTATACTGCAACTGTTCATCCGATTGAGTTGCTTGGCAAACGCGCTTACATCCGAGGGCTGACGCTTGACGGACAGGAGGCGATTGCCAAGAAATTCAATCAGCGAGACATTGAACAAGAAACGACTGCCGCCGATCTGCGTTTTTTGCTTGCTTGTGTTCTGTGCGACTCAAAAGGAAATCTGATCTTTTCGGATTTTGAGAAAGGCGCGCAGGCGTTGAATAGACTCGATCACGATGATCTGCTCGGGCTGATTGAAAGCTACAACGCAGCGAACGGACAGGACATTGAAGCGGAAAAAAAGCCCTCAGAGACAATCCAATCAGTGCGCTAAAGATTCGATTGTCGAAAGAATACGGCATACCGCCAAGCGAAATAGGCCGGCGGTTCACCGCGAAAGAAGTGAGCCAGATAGTCGCGTTTGAGTTGATACAGGACGAGATCGCGAAAGAAGCGCAGAGAGTTGCAGAGCTTGAGGCGAAAGCGAAAGGCATGAGGCATCAACTGTAATGGCTATACTCGGTTCAATCATTGCCAATCTTGGCATGAACACAGCCAACTTTAAGGCTGGCGTTAAGACTGCGACCACGCAGCTTGAGCGTTTTTCCCATACTGCTAAACGCAAGTTCCGCGAAATCAACAAATCAGCTGGCGTCACTGCTGAACGTATCGGAGCAATCGGTGCGGTCGGCTTTGGCGCATTAGTGAAAAATGCGATTGATTCGGCTGATCAGATGGAAAAAATCAATCGGCGCTTGGGGATATCGACTGAAGCTCTATCACAGCTGAAATTCGCAGCAGAGCAGTCAGGCATCGCTTTTAATCAGCTGACAATGGGAATGCAAAGGATGCAGCGCCGCGTCGCTGAGGCCGCTCAGGGAACGGGTGAGGCGAAAGATGCTCTGATCGAGCTTGGTCTGTCTGCGCAGCAGTTGAATAAAATGTCACTCGATCAGCAGTTGCTTGCTGTCGCTGACGCAATGCAAGGGCTTGAGGAATCGGGCGACAAGACTAGATTAGCGATGAAGCTGTTTGACAGCGAAGGCGTTGCCTTGCTGCAAATGTTCGAGGAAGGAAAGATTGGCATTGAGGAGTTGATGGCTGAAGCTGACAAGCTCGGCTTGACCCTGAACAACAAGACAGCGAAAGGTGCTGCTGCTGCCAATGACGCGATAAACCGAGCAAAGGCCGCGATGCAAGGTGCTGCTTTGCAAGCTGCTGAGAACACTGCGCCAGCTATCGAGCATCTTGCAAATCAGTTTTCATCGGTCATCCCTCTTGGTGTAAATCTCGCGATCAAGGGACTTTATAAGTTTCAACAGGTTGCGGGATCAAGTTTGGCTTGGATTGTTGAGAAGTACGCGACACTCCATCTGGTGATTGGTGACGCGCTAGGGCGATTGGGTTTTCACCAACAGGCGCTGGCCGAATTTAAGGATGCCGAGGTTTTGGCGAACTTTGCTCAATCGTTGCAAAACGTCGCAGATGGCGCAGCGGCAGCTGAATCTCAACTGAATGAGACAAAGCACACTGTTGGGGAAATGGCTGCGAATCCAGACGCGAAAGACGCAAATACGCAAATCAACTTAATGACGGAAGGGCTTGCAGCAGCACAGCAAGAGGCTGCGAAACTCGGTGAAACAATGTCAGTTGATCTGTTCGACTCAAGCAAAAACGCTTTTGAGCAGATACAAGATCAGTTCAAGCAGACATTGAAAAACATGATCAACGACTGGATCAGTTCAGGCATTCGTGATCTCTTTAAGAATCTCGGCTTTTTCTCAGGAAAGGGCGGGTTTTTTAAATCGCTTTTCCCCGGCTTCGCTACCGGAGGATCGTTCACTGTGGGCGGCAGAGGCGGCACTGATAACAATCTGGTTGCTTTTCGCGCTTCTCGCGGTGAACAAGTTACAGTCAGCACACCAGCACAACAGGCAGCAATGGGCGGCGGTGGTGGTATTGTTTTCCAGAATTCTTATGACTTCAGTGGTTCCACATTAAGTGAAGCGGAAGTCAGACAGATGATCGAGCAAAGCCAGCAGATGACGAAGCGACAAATTCAAAACGAAATGATCAGGGGTAGATTCTAATGCCGAGCGTTGTAGCCTTTCCTTCGATCACTCCCAACGTCACCGAGGCGGGGATTATCACTAACTCGAAACAGTTTGTTTCACCGCTTACTGGATACACGCAAACAGCGAGCCGCAAGGGTGGCCGCTGGATGATGCGAATGGTGTTCAACAACCTGCAAGGCTCATCGCGTCGAGTCCTGCAAGGTTATCTGAATTTTATGGAAGGTCAGGTTAATCGAATCGAAACCGTTGACCATTCGTATACTGGTGCGCTCGGTGCGCTCGGCGTAAATATCGAAGTTGATGGGGCTAACCAGACAGGCACCACGCTGAACATCAAAGAAGTTTCAGCAGGCACCAGTACGATTGCTAATTTTTTCCGCGCTGGCGATCTGATCTGTTTCAGCAACGGTACTTATTACGAACTGAAACAAGTGACCAGCGACACTGACTTGACCACTGGCACCGCATCAGTTCCCATTGCGCCGGAAATCCACACTTCACCGACTGACGCGCAAGCCGTAGAAACTGGCTCTTTCACTTCCGCTATTACGTCAGCATCTTGGAGCTATCCGGTCGGGACGTTCATGCTGGTTTCGCCTGTTGTGCGATGGGGTAACCGACCGGGGCAAGTCTCTGGATCGTCATCGCCGTTTTCTGATTTCACCGTTGAGTTGATGGAGGATATTGGCACATGAGTCGCGGCATTGATTCTGCTGTCACCACTGACGTTTCAACTGAAAGACATATCAGGCTTGTCAGTTTCGTTGCGCTTGAGCTTGATAGTGGAACTGTTTATTTGCATGACTCAATCGGTACATTCAGTTTCGGTGGCAATGATTATCTAGGTGTTGGTGACTTTGGCGGGATCAGCACTATCGAAGAAAATCAGCAAATGTCAGCTTACGAAATCACGCTGGTATTGTCGGGCCTCGATGCTGATCTGCTGGATGAAGCGCTCAACCAAAATTATCAGGGTCGCCCCGTGACCATTTATCTCGGCGCGATTGATCTGGACACTGGCGCACTGTTGGCAACGCCGAATGAGATCTGGTCGGGTGTCACTGATATTGCCCGAATTGCGTTAGGTGCTGGAAATGAAAACGCCATTGAAATCACTTGTGAATCGGATTTTGCCAAACTCGAAAAGATTAACGGCAGAACCTTCAGTGATGCTGATCTACAGGCCGAGTATTCCGGTGACACGTTTCTGCAATATTTGGCGGCGATGGAGGATGCAAAAGTTGTCTGGCGCGGCGAAAACGCAAACAAGTTTGGTAAGCCGGGGCGGGATGGAAACGATCCTAGAATTGCGCCTAAGTTTATGGGTTTTTGATGAACGAAAGACAAAAAGCAGTCAGGGAAATTATGCTGGAATATGCAGGCGAGCCGTTTGAATGGGGTTCGCTTGATTGCTGTCACTTCGCGGCAAAGGTTGCTGAAAGAATAACGGGTGTTGATTATTCGGCAGGCTTCGATTACTGGTCAGAGCAAGGGGCTGAAACAATCATTGAAAGGTTTGGCGATCTGACTGGCTTGGTATCGCACATTTTGAATCGCAGCCATGTTGAGATAAGCGCGCTCGATGTTGGCGATCCTTGCTTAGTGAGAATTCCCATTCAAGGTGATTTGCTTGGAATCTACAATGGCAACAATGCAATCGTAAAAATGAAAGCGAGAGCGTATCAGGTTGAGCGCAAGCGCGTGATGTGGGGGTGGAACATTGGCTAACGCAGTCATAAATTGGGTAGTCAATACGCTTGTCACTATTGGTGTCAGTGCTGAAACGGCTGTTGCTGTCGGAAATGTTTTAACTACCATTGCGGCAAGCAAGACTTTCGCCACTATTGCCACGCTTGCTGTTAGTTCTGCCGTGATGAAATCGAGGATGCCCGACCTTTCCGATAATGCGGATTTGAAACGGGACATAAATATCAGGTCAGCTATCGAAGGGCGAAAAATACTCTACGGTGAAACTCAAGTCGGCGGCGTTGTCGTTTATACCAATGTTGGTGGTACTGACAACTCCACGCTGACCGTTGTCATTGCTCATGCAGGACATCAGGTCAACGATATGACTGATTTCTATCTGGATGGTACGCTGATCGCTGACGCTGATATCGGCAGTGGTGCTGGTGCCGATAGCGGATTGCAGCAAGTTTCTGGCGGCGCTTATTACAGCGCAACTTCTGGTCAGGGTTATGTCAGCATTGATCGCCGCACTGGTTCACCGACTCAAGCAACAAACTCACTTTTGAATTCGCAGTTTCCATCTGATTTCGATACGGCAGACCGTGGCAGAGAGATTGCGTATTCACTGGTTCAGTTGCGCCTCGAAGAAATCAGCGAAAAAATGTTTGAGTCTGGCGCGCCTTCTGCTTACAAGTGTTTGATTCAGGGAAAGCTGCTTTACGATCCGGCTGCTGACGCTGGTGTTGCTGGCGCTGATATGATCGCCAATGGTTTTAGTTCTGGCACGTACAAATCATATTCAACCAATCCGGTACTCGCTGCTATCGATTACATGATGGATGATCGGCTAGGCATGGCGATTGATCCATCCAAGATTGATTGGGATGAAGTTGTAGACGAAGCCGCGTATTGCGATCAGCCAGTGGTGAATAGCACGACAGGTCAGCGTGAAACACGCTTCACCTGTAACGGTGTGCTTTCCACTTACGACACGCACAAAACTAATCTGCAACGCTTGCTGTCATCTTGTAATGGTTCCATTGCTTACAAAAACGGCAAATGGTTCGTTAAGGTCGGTCGCTATGGTCAGGGTGCGAACCTTGTCAGCAACGGCGATTTTTCCGGTGGTCTAACAGGCTGGACAACATTCGGCACCGCCACCACGAACACAGTTACCAGCGAACGGCTTGAACTGGTCGTTGCTGCTGGTAATAAAGCAGGACGTTACCAAACACTATCAGGGTTGACGGTCGGTAACCTTTACACTGTGTCTGTTCTGTTTGAGAACATGAGCATCGGCGCATCGTCAACCGCTGAGTGTACGGTATCAACTGGAACGGCTGACAGCGGCACGAATCTCGGCGGGGCCAATATCGGCGTTGGTGGTCAAGATGGTAATTATGAGTTCGATTTCATTGCAACAGGGACTACGGCTTATCTGAATCTCTTTATCAATGCGGCGAATAACAGCAGCGGGTTTTTCGATAACGTCGAAACCTATCTGGTCGCTGAAAAGACAGTTACGGCAGATTGGCTTCGTGACACTGTAGGCATTCAAACTGGTTTGACGAAAGCTGAAAGATACAATGGCGCTAGGGCGTTTTATTTCAGCAAGGACGAAACTTATAAGCAGGTGCAGACCTTAGAGGTCACCAGCACTGTAAACCTATCACGTGACAATCAGGAAGTGTTGTTCAGAGAAATCAACCTTCCCTGCACTGATACCGAGGACGAATCGCAGCGCATCCTTTACAAGTTGCTCAAGATGAACGAGCAGAATGTACGCCTGACGGTTCCTTGTAACTATCTGGCGCTCGATGTGGCTGTGCATGACCGAGTGATGGTCACCATTGATGAATTGAGTTACAGCAACAAGCCGTTTTTGGTTGAAGGCTGGCAGCTTGTAGACAATCAGGGTGGCGTTGATCTTATCTTGATCGAGGATGACAACGACTATTGGCGCGACCCTGATCAGAATGATTACGCCACACGAACGGCGACAGGTGCGCTTGTGCCTGCAACGCCTGAAGTTCCACCGCCGACCAACGTTACGCTCACCGCAAAAACTGATTTACCATCATTTTTGATAACTTGGGACGATCCTGAACCGTCGAGCATGTTCGACTTTGCGCAGGTATATCGCTCAACCACAAACAGTTTTGGCTCTGCAACCGTTCTCGTAGATACTCGCGCAAACGCATTTGTTGACACGACCGTTACTGCTGGAACGACATACTACTATTGGGTGCGGTCAAGAAAATGGAATGAATTTTCTACCGAAGTCGCTACGACCCCGACTAATTCCGCAGCGGCCACGATCAGTGCCACGAGCATCGAATGGGCTGCGGTTCTTGATGGTGCTGGAACTCGGCCAGATGACAATGCGACTGTCGGCGGCCAGCTTGGAACAAATATCCTCGACGAAGGCGGCGCAACGCTTTCAGATATTGATGCTGTAAATGACTACGCGCAATCGGGTGGATTCGTTGCAGCCAATCCCAATGCGTACATGGATATCGTCAAAAGTGATGGTACACCGCAAGGCTATTGGATTGGCGATCAGTCGGGATCAGCAGCGCGCACTGATTTGCTTGGCTACACCGACGCGAACCGTGATGTGATGGAAGTAACAAACAGCGGCGGGTCGATTCCGGTGATCTGTACAACCGCCATCAGGGCAGACTATTTCAATCGCTTGAAGGTTTGGGCGCGCATGAAATGCGACTCATCAACCAGCGTCTATATTCGCATGAGGCAGTTTGATACTTCCGACCTTGGCGCTGACAAACTGGCAGTCGGGACAGCATCGCCGACGAATGCGGATTCAGAAGTGGTTACGGCAGACCGCTACTATGGCAACGTCACGCCTTCGGAAACTGCTTACTCTTTGACTAGCGGCTATAGCGAAATCACTGTTGATTTCGGGTCGGTGTATAAAGATGACGATGACCTGAACACTGGCGCGGTTGATGAACCACGTTGGATTTCGGTTAGCTTTGAAGCGACCAGCGCTGTTGATGTGCAGGTCGATTCTTTCATCGTCTATTGGGAACCGCTGACAATTATTCAAAACTCTGGCGCTCCGACGCTGCTCAACGCCTCAATGAAAGGTTTGCAATATAGTGACATTTCAACAGACGATTTGTATGTTTGCGATGGTACTGCGTGGAACAAAATTAATACTGCGCATCCAAGCGGCACTGACATTTCTTTCGTTGGCAATCAGGCGATTGTTGACACTGTAAATGCATTCGATATTTTTGCTCTTGACGGGTCATATAATGTCAAAGTTGATTCTTCTGCCAACACCACGATTGATGCGACAAATTTCTTGGGTTTGACCGCAGGCATTTTGATCGAAGTTACGCAAAACCTCGACATGAACAGCAATAACATTGTCGGCGGCGGGACTATCACGGCGACAACTTTCAGCGGTTCGCTGTCAGGTAACGCCACAACCGCAACGACTGCTGGCACAGTGACAACCGCAGCGCAACCAGCGATCACCAGCGTCGGGACGCTAACCAGCCTAACTACCTCTGGCCTTGTTACTGCTCAAACCAGCGGCGCATCAGGCGGCGCACTTGTTGCCAGCAATACGAACGGCTCTTTTTCTGGTCTGCTCAATCAAGTAAAGGCGACTCGCGCAGCGTCGAGCGCATATCAGCTTTTACGTTGCGATGCGTCTGGCGGTGCTGATGCGAAGTTTAGGGTAAAAGGTGATGGTAATGTTACTTGCGATGGCAGCTTTACAGGTGGCGGCGCTGACTTTGCTGAATTCATGGAATGGGCAGATGGCAACCCAACAGGCGAGGATCGCGCCGGGATGGTGGTGCAGATTGCCGAGGGTTCTGGCGGCATGATCGAAGTGTGCACTGACCCCGCGAAAGCCATTGGAGTCATATCAGTCAACCCAACAGCAACAGGCGGCAGTGATTGGGCAGGCTGGCAGGGCAAATATGCTACTGATGCTTTCGGT